TCGCGTGAAGGGTCGACTTCCGCCCTGACGCCGTCCGATCAAAGCCCGCAAGCAGCTCAGTTGAGCGTGATCAATTCGCGTGGCGGTGCGCTGTGAGTCATCAACTCGCCATTGAGTTTGATGCGCCGCCGCGCGCACGCAAGACAGACCCAGCAACGTCGCACGAGGCCGCACGCCGCGCTGAGCTGTTTGCCACCTCACACGCCGAGCGCATCGTGTGCGCGCTGCGCATGCGTGGGCCATCGACCGCTCACGAGCTGGAGCCGCACACCCGGCTGAACTACGTCCAGATCGACCGCCGCATGCACGAGCTGGTCAAGGCCGGACGCATCAAACGCACACCGCTGACGCGGCCCACGCCCACGGGCGGCAGAGCCCTAGTGTGGGAGCTGGCGTGAACTACTACGAACGGCACATCGGCGACTACCTCAAAGACACGGCGCACTTGAGCCTGCTTGAGCACGGCATCTACAGCCGTCTGCTCGACATCTACTACAGCCGCGAAGCCCCACTGCCTGCCGATCAGGTGATGCGCTTGGTGGGCGCTCGCAGCGATGAAGAGAAGTCGGCGGCGCGCGAGGTGCTCAATGAGTTCTTTGTTTTTGATGGTGATGTGTACCGGCACAACCGCTGCGACCGCGAGCTGGAGAAGTACCACGACAAGGCCAGAAAGGCCAGCGCATCTGCGGCCGCACGCTGGAACAAGCCTGCCGCGCAATGCGACGTTGATGCGAACGCAATGCGAACGCATAGCGAACGCAGTGCGGAGGCAATGCTCCCAGTAACCAGTAACCAGACACCAGTAAGAGAAAGAGTTGCTACGCAACTCCCCGCTCTTCGTGCCGAAGAACGGCCGACGTCAAGCGTTTCTGAGATCAAAAAGTCCAAAACACCGACTCTCGACTGCCCTCACGCCGAGGTTTTGGCGCTCTGGGCCGAGGTGTTGCCGCAGCTGCCTCAGCACCTTGCCAGCCAGTGGCGCGGAGCCCGTGCCGCCCACCTCAAGGCCCGCTGGCGAGAAACCGCCGCCGAGAAGGGCTGGGTGAGCCAAACCGACGGCCTGGACTACCTGCGAAGGCTCTTCGGATTTGTCGGCCGCTCGCCGTTCCTGTGCGGACGAGCACCGCCGATTGGCTCAAGGCCGCCCTTTGTGGCTGAGTTGGCGTGGCTCGTCGAGCCTGGCAACTGGGCCAAGGTTCTTGAAGGCAAGTACCACCAGGAAGCAGCATGAGCCAAGTCAAACGATCCAGCTTCGACAGCTTTGTCGACCGCAAGGTGGCCGACGACTATCTCGGCGACACCAGCCTCAACTGCAGCGCTCACGGCTGCCCGAATCGTTGGAGCTACGACGCCGGAACGAAGCTGTGCACCGCCCATGCCGGCGCTCAGCCTCACAACTGGTCTCGCGTCACCGCTGAGCAGCTCGACGCGCACACCGCGCGCGCCGTGCGCCGGCCTGCGCAGCCGACACCAATCCGCCCCATGAGCAAGGTCGAAAAGATCGCCACGCTGCGCAACCTCGCCGACGTCTTCAAAGCCAAGCCCGCTCGAGGCTGGATTGCGGATCTGCAGGCGAAGAAAGACGCCGGCGCATACCTCACGCAGGCCCAGCGCACGATGCTGCGTGACGCTACGGGGCACCAGCCGGAGGCCGCTGAATGACCAAGCACGAGGCGCATTCGTTGCTGGACGATGCCAAGGCCGGGCTCGACGTGTCGGCATCGCTCGTGATGCAGGCCTTGGAGGCCACCGGAGATTTGGATCTTGACGGTGCGCCGCTGCAGGTGTGGTCTAGACCCGGCCAGTGGGAGCGCTCGGGCTGCGGCGTGATGGCCAAGGCCACGGTGTGGGACGGACTGGCGGCATGAGAGCGTCGATCACCCTTCACAACGCTCAGCAGGGGCACCAGGCGATGCTGTCGGTGTGGGCCGACATAAAACCGTGGCTCATCGCTGGCCACCGTTTGAGCGTCAGCGTCAAGACCGAAACCCGCAGCACCGCTCAGAACTCGCTGCTGTGGAGCTGCTTGGCCGATGTGTCGCGTCAAGTGGAGTGGCACGGCCAGCGGCTGGACGACGAGGCCTGGAAGGACATGGCCACGGCCGCGCTGAAGCGCCAGCGCGTGGTGCCCGGCATCGATGGAGGGTTCGTGGTGCTGGGCACGCGCACCTCACGCATGACCGTGGCAGAGATGTCCGAGCTGATCGACTTTCTCCATGCCTTCGGTGACGAGCGCGGCGTGAAGTGGAGCCGCACCAGCCTGGGCAGAGACGTGCCCGAGGAGGTGTTCGCATGAACAACCGCCTGGCCGCCAAGGAGCGCTTGCATTTGGCGCGCATCAAGGAGCTGGCGTGCGGCGTGTGCAACTCACCCGGCCCGAGCGAAGCCCATCACGTCGAGCAGCACCAGCAGTACCTGTGCATCCCTCTTTGCGAAGACTGCCACCGCGGCAGCTTCAACGGCCTGCACGGGCAAAAGCGAATCTGGAACGTCAAGAAGCTCACCGAGCTTGACGTGCTGAACGAAACGCTGAGGGCAATTCTGTGACGTCGGGCACTCGAAACCCGCGGAACGGAACCCTGTGCCCCGAGTGCAAAGCATGGACGCGCGTGGTGCAGACAACCGGCAGCACCCGCCGCCGCGAGTGCGCCAACGGACACCGATTCACGACTGAGGAAAAGCCAATTGAGAAGCCAGCTAAATGAAAGCACCAAAACACGTCAGCGGCCCGGCGCTCACGATCAGCCACCGCATCGGCAGCAAGGCCTGGTGGAACACGCAGGCCCAGCCAGGCGAGCCCGGCTACGTCGAGCCGCGCATCACCAGCGACACCAAGGTGACGATTTGCCCGAGCTTCACCGAGCACCCGCGGTGGGCAACACTTATGCGAGGTCGACATGAAAGCAGACGATTTTTTCACGCTAAGTCTTGAGGCCGCGTGTTTGGCCGAACGCCACATGTCCACACACCAACTGCCGGCTAAATCAGCTCTTCACAAGCTGCCTTTGCAGCGCGTGCAATGTTTGTCGTCGTGGGGTAAGTGCGAGATTGAAGTGTCCAAAGTCCGAACGCCGCAGGGCAAGTTCTGGGCTGATCGCAAGACGGGCACCCTGTATCGGTTGGGCACTGGCGAATGCTTGACGTCGTCATCTATGCGGATAGCTCTTTGATATGAGCGCAGCCGGGAGACGCAAGGGCAGGGCAGGGGAGACGCAGGCCAAGCATTTGCTGCAGGCGCGCGACTACGTTGTCGACGACTTGAGCGGCGGCATCACCAGCGCGGATCTGATTGCCACCGACGCGGCCGGTGTGACCTGGTGCGTGGAAGTCAAGGCGCAGGTGGTGGTGAGCGTCGCGCACCGCGATCAAGCCATGCGCCAGGCCAAGGCGCGTCGGCTGCGCTGGATGCTGATCTCAAAGATCGCCGGCACCTCGAGCTGGCTGGTGCAGCGGCAGGGCGAGCGGCCGGTGGTTTGGCATGAAGGGGGTGAGGAATGAAGCTGGTTGTGACGCAGGTGGAGTGCTACGACGAAGCCACCGAACACTTGCTTTTCAAGATGGAAGCTTTCGACGTTTGCTGCGTCAGCCTTGACATCAACACAGTTTTGAACGGTGACGAATGGGCCGAGCTGGCTGCCAAGGTTGCCGAGGCGCTCAAGCTGATGGACATGGTGGCGAAGGAATGAGACGTGACGATGTCGACTTCCACGCCGCGGTGCCCTACGCCCACGAGGCCATGGACAAGCGCCTGCGCGACTGGGCCAGATGGTGCCGACCAAAAAAGGGAGGCTACATCCACCCCATGTGGCGGACCTTTGTTGCCAGCCAGGTCTTCGACAGCGCCACCAGCTCCATGCCGCTCAACACGCTGGACGCCCACGAGATCGAAAAAGCCGTGCGTGCGTTGCCTGAGCGCCATGCGTTTGCGGTGAGGTGGGCCTACGTCTTTGGCGGCAACCCACGCAAGGCAGCTCAGCACGCTGGTGAGACCGTGGCTGGGCTGGATCGCCTGGTCAACGACGGCCGGCAGATGTTGATCAACCGGAAGGTTTGACGGGTTCGACTTCACCCACGACGAAGTCTTAATTTTTGAACGGACGACCGATGAAACTGATCCAAATGACGCCCGCGGCATGGGCCAACGTGCAAGACAACCCGATCCAGCGCAACACCGCAGAGCACGCCAAGAAAGCCACACGCAAGCACCTGCAAACCGCAAGCCCGACGCATGCGCTCGTGGCGGCTGCGTTGCTGCCCGACGGCACCCTGGTCAAGCTGGACGGTCACACGCGCAGTGCGCTGTGGCAAGACGGCCGCCTTGAAGCGCCAGCCAGTGTGCATGTGACGGTCTACGACGTGGCGGCCATGTCTGACGCCGTGGAGCTGTACAAACAGTTCGACAACCCCAACGCCACCGAAAACGCCAGCGACCGCCTGGCCGGCGCATTTCGTTTGCACGACGTGGTCCCCCAGACCGTTTTGTTGAGCCAAGGCGGCATCAGCTCGGCGCTCTACATGATCGAGCAGGGCAAGACGGTGTACGAGATGGTGGGCGAGTGGAGGGATGAGCTGGTGTTGCTGGACGAGCTTGACGCCAACAAGTCAGCCATGCCGGCAGTGCTGATTTGCGCCGCGCTGATGACGCTGCGCAAGCATGGTGAGAAAGCGTTGGATTTTTGGCGGCTTTACGTCATTGGCGGCGGGACAAGGATTGATGGCAAAAGTTGCGGCGTTGACGAGCTGACCCGCATGGTGGCTGATTTGCGAGCCAGAAAAATGCTGTCGGTGGGAAGTCACGCGGCGCGTCAAAGCCAAACCGGGCGGGCCATATCGTGTTGCGATGCCTGGCTGCAGGCGCGCAACTACACCAGGTCACCCAGGTCCACCAATGTGAAAGGCTACCTTGAAAGGAAAGTGAGGACCAACGGTGCTGCAGCACAAGAGCATTGACACGTTCATGCGGCGTGATATTATCGCGGCCATAGCACCGCAAACGCACAGAGGCAAGGTCCGTGAGGATGGACCGGCGACTCCAGCAAGGCCACCGAAGGGTGGCTTTTTGCATTGCGCGGCGTCTTTCGCCAGGCAGGCCTACACCTTGATCAACTCGCAGTTGCCAGAGGTCTGACCTGGCACCTTTATCCGTCTTCCCCGCTGGGAAGCGGAAGCCGGCAAGCTGCGCCACTCCGGCATCAAGGCCAGCAGCTCACCGACGTAGCAGTCACCGCCGGCGGCTTCAGCTCCGTTTCACCCCGGCCGTGAGCGGGCGGTAGCACTTTTCAACGACCGAACCTCGCAAGAGGAGTCAACATGCTTGAAAATCAATCAAACCAATCAAACCGCGGCGGAAAGCGCCCCGGTGCCGGCCGGCCGTCGGGCTCGCTCGACAAGGGCAACGCGCTGATCCGCGAAATGGTGGCGCAAGCGCTCAACCAGGTCGGTGGGGTGGACTATTTGGCCCGCGTGGCTGAGTCGCACCCCGGCCCGTTCCTCGGCTTGGTGGGCAAGGTGCTGCCGATCCAAGTGACCGGCGAAGGTGGCGGCGCGGTGGAGCACTCGCTGCAGATCAGCTTCAAGTGATCGAATTCCCCGAGAAGCTGCGCCCGCTCCTTCAAGAGCGCGCCCGCTACCGAGTGCTGTACGGTGGTCGAGGTGGGGCGAAGTCTTGGTCGGTGGCGCGTGCGCTGCTGGTGCTGGCAGCCAGCCGGCCGATGCGCATCATGTGCGCCCGCGAGACGCAAACCTCGATCACGCAGTCGGTTCACCAACTGCTGGCCGATCAGGTCAACGCGCTGGGCTTGGGCTCGTTTTGGCAGGTGCTGGAGACCGAGATCCGAGGGCGTAACGGCTCGCAGATCAACTTCGCCGGCCTGCGCCAACAAGGCATCGCCAACGTCAAGGGCTGGGAAGGTGTGGACGTGGTGTGGGCCGAAGAGGCCGGCGTGATCAGCAAGAAGTCTTGGGATGTGCTGATCCCGACGATCCGCAAGCCCGGCTCAGAGATCTGGATCACGTTCAACCCCGAGCTCGACAGCGACGAGACCTACGAGCGCTTTGTGCTGGACCCGCCTGCTGGGGCCTGGGTGTGCAAGGTCAACTGGTCAGACAACCCTTGGTTTCCGCAGGTGCTCGACGACGAGCGCCGCGACCTCGAGCGCCGCGACCCGGTGGCCTACCGCACGATCTGGGAGGGCGAGTGCCGCCCGGCCGTGGAAGGCGCGATCTACGGCAATGAGCTGTCAGCAGCGATCGCCGCGGGGCGCGTGCGCGAGGTGCCGCACGATCCATTGCTGAAGACACACACCGTGTGGGACTTGGGCTGGAACGACGACACCTCAATCTTGCTGGTGCAAAAAGCCGCCAGCGAGGTGCGCATCATCGGCCACATCAGCGGATCTCAGCGCACCCTGGCCGACTACGCCCAGGACCTCAAGGCCTTGCCCTACCAGTGGGGCATCGACTTCCTGCCCCACGACGGCGCGAGCAAGAGCATCCAAACCGGACGCAGCCCGGCCGAGATCCTGAGCGCGCTGGGTCGCAACGTGCAGATCGGCGCCAGGCTTGACCCCGAGCAGGGCATCCAGGCCGCGCGCTTGATGTTCCCGCGCTGCTTCTTCGACAAAACCTCAACGACAGGCCTCATGGACTCACTCAAACGCTACCGCCGGGCGATGAACGCCCGCACCGGATCGTTTGGTGCGCCGCTGCATGACGACGCCAGCCACGACGCCGACGCATTCCGCTATTTGGCGGTGGCCGAGCCGCAGATGAGCAACGAGTCGTGGGGCAACACGGCCATCGTGTATCGAAACAGGCGCACCGCATGAAGATGACCGACACCGACTTGCTGCGCTTTCTCGACACCGAGCAGCAAGCCGCCTACCAGCACCAAAACACCAACCTCTCGCCCGAGCGCGTTCGTGCTACCAAGGAGTACCTGCGCTCGGCCTACGGCAACGAGGAGGAGGGTCGCAGCCAGGTGGTGTCCAGCGAGGTCTTCGACGCCGTCGAGGGCATGCTGCCGGATCTGATCGAGGTCTTCACCAGCACCGACAAGGCTGTGCAGTTCGACCCGGTGGGCCCAGAGGACGAAGAAGGCGCCAAGCAGGCGACGCAGGCCTGCAACCATGTGTTCTACAAAATGAACAACGGGTTCCTGGTGCTGTACACCGCCGCCAAGGACGCGCTGCTGCTCAAGACCGGCGCGGTCAAATGGTTCTGGGACATGCGCCGCACGCCGACCTTCCAGACCTACCGCGCCGTGGACGAGATGCAGCTCGCGGCCTTCATCGAAGCCAACCCTACGGCTGAGATCACCGAGCAGGAGCTGGTGACGCCGGCACCCGGTGAGGAGGGCATGCCGCCTCGCTACACCGTCAAGGTCAAGACGGTTGAGCAGCGCGGCACGGTGCGCGTGGTGGCCATCCCGCCCGACGAGCTGCAGGTGTCGCGCCGCCACGACTCGGTGCTGCTCGACGACTGCCCCTACGTCGCCCACGTCGTGCAAAAGACGCTGTCGGACATCCGGCAGATGGGCTATGACGTCAGCATCGAAGACGTCAAGGCCGCACAGAACGAAGACGACTCCGAGGACCGTGACCTGCGCGTGCAGGGCGGCAACTGGGGCTGGTGGAAGCAAGACGATGCCAACATCGACGAGTCGATGACGCGCGGCTGGCTGCGTGAAGAGTACGTCTTGGTGGACTTCGACGGCGACGGCATCGCCGAGCGCAGGAAGATCGTGCGCCTGGGCCCGAAGATCCTCGAGAACTACGAGTGCTCGCACGTTCCGATCGCCGCCTGGACTCCCTACGTCATTTCCCACCGCTTCGACGGCCTGAGCGTGGCCGACCTGGTGAGCGATTTTCAGAGGATCGGCACAGAGGTCTGGCGCCAGCAGCTCGACAACCTATATCTGGCCAACAACCAAGAAACGGTGGTGCTCACCGACGCCCAGGGCAACCCGCAGGCCAACATCGACGACCTGCTCAACCGCCGGCCGGGCGGCATCATCCGCGAGCGCACCGCGGGTGCCGTGCGTCCGTACGCCGAGCGCTGGCAGGGCATCGAGGCCATGCCCATGGTCGAGCTGCTCAACTCGGCCCGAGAAAACAGGACCGGCTTCACGCGCTACAGCCAAGGCCTGGACGGCGAGAGCCTCAACCAGACCGCCACCGGCGTCAACCGCATCATGGATGCGTCGGCCAAGCGCATGAAGCTGATGGCGCGCATCATGGCCGAGGCATTGGTTGCGCCGCTGTTTCGCGGCATCTACAAAACGCTCAACGATTACTGCCTGGACAAGCTGAGCTTCCGAGTCAACGGCAGCTTCGTCGAGGTCGACCCGCAGGGCTGGAGAGACCAGTACGACATGAGCATTCATGTGGGCATCGGCACCGGCGACCGGGCTCAGCAAAGCGCGTACCTCGCGCAGATGGCGCAGTCGCAGGCGATGGTCGCGCAAAGCCCGTTCGCCGCTCAGTTGCTCAGCCCCGCCAACGTCTTTAACCTGCAGGCCCGCCTGGCCGAGAACGCGGGCTTTTTGAACCCCGGCGAGTTCTGGACCGACCCGGCCACCGTGCCGCCGGCCCAGCCGCAGCCCAGCCCCGAGCAGATCAAGGCCGAGCAGGCGATGGCTGAGCTGCAGTTCAAGGCCCAGCAAGAGCAGCAGAAGTTCCAGGCGCAAACGCAGCTCGAGATGCAGCGCATCCAGATGGACGCCGAGGCCAAGCTGCGCGAGCAGCAGGCCAGCCTCGAGGTGCAGGCCGCCAACGACCAGCGCGACGCCGAGCGCGAGCAACTGCGGGCGCAGATGGACGCCGAGCTGAAGGCCCAAGAGGCCCAAATGAAGGCCGCAATGGAGTCGCAGCGGCTCGAGTTCGACCGTTACAAGGCCGAGCTTGACGCGCGCACCAAGATCGTCGTGGCGCGCATCGGCGCGACTGGCGAGCTGCCCGAAGATGTGAATGAGGTTGGCGAGCCGGTCCCTACTGCGGCCGACTTGCGCCATGCTGACATGCAGTCCGCGCTGCTGGCCACGCTGCAAAACCTCACCGTGGCCGTCGAAGAAATGCGCCGCCCCAAGACCATCATTCGCGGCCCTGACGGCCGCGCTGAGGGCATCGCCTGATGCGCCCCGGCTTTGAAGTCAGACAGTAAAGGCACAAACAATGGCTGAAAACGTAGTGCTGAACCCTGGCTTGGGTGGTGACATCGCCGCTGCCGATGAGATCGCAGGAGTTAAGTACCAGCGCATCAAGCTCACCCTGGGCGTCGATGGCGTCAATGACGGCGACGTCAGCTCTGGCAACCCTGTGCCCGTGGCCGCCTATGGCGAGCTTATCGAGGCCATCGAGGCCATGCGCATCGCAACGCAGTCGCTCACCCGCACCATGGGCCAGATGCTGCCTGACACCGCCGC